GATATAATCTGCTTCTGCAACAAACGTCTTGGTATTATTTACCAGTGATTGCACAGACGAATGATATAGCCAACCATATGAATTTTCTGTTTCTCCAGCTTTTTCCCCTACGAGCACATATGCGCCAAGACCAAGTGCTGGTTTTCCGTCATATGACACTGTTACGGTAGCACCTTTACCCACATAGTACGGAATGTAATAATATCTACCTGGAATCATATTCCAGTTTTCTTTTTTCAAAGCGTACTCCAAATCAAACAGGTTCTTACCATGTGCCGTAACACCTATCTTGTCACTGTAGAGTTTCGGCACTCCACCAGTATATGGTTCGTACTCCGTACATGCATCTGCTTGCTCGACTTGTACCAATTTACTTACTGCCTCTAAGTCAGCTTGGTATATAGGGGTGGTATCCGTCTTGGCTATCTGAAATGCAAAATATGCAGTATCTTCGGGAACATTAAAAGATTGTGGAACTTTTGGTATTCCTATATATTTTTTGTCAGAATTACAAAAAACTGTCTGACTACCTCTCCACCCTTCCGGGATGTTATATACATAATGCTTTCCAACTTCACACGGAATGTAATCTGAGCGGATATATGATGTCCCTTCTTTTGTTGTTATTATACCGTTTTCAGCTCTCGGACTTGTTCCACCGAATACAAATCCTGAAAAGAGATTCTTCCCTGTGCTCCACTTCATGCCAGCACTTACAATCTCCTGTGGATAGTCCGGAGATGGACTCGGCTGTCCGCCGGTGTAAGGTTCGTAAGGGAGAGCTTCAGTACCTTCGCTGGCCATAAGCACTCCATCTGCATACTTTCTCCAACTGATTCTTATATATTCCGTGTTTTCTACTAGCTCTATAGTTGTATTTCCTTTTTGCAATCCAGTTGCACTGTTTCTCTGAAAATCTTTTCTTTTTAAAAAGTTCTTTTCACTATCATAACAGCTTATTGCAAACCATAATGATTGTGATGTTATCGTCTCAGGAACTGTAACAGAATAACTTAATGTAATATTATTACCCGATACCTTCTGATAATCTCCTATCACTTCGTTATTAGTTTTGTTAGCATTTTGCACGGTACCATCCGCTAGAATGTATCCGGACATGGCATTATCTTCATCCCATAACTGCGCCCCGGTTGTCGTCTCCTGCTTACTCCACCCAAATACTTTCATTTCGTTCATCGGATTATTCTTCAATGTATCTGACATGATTGCTGGGTTCCCGGAGGCAGATATCTCTGCCCCGGTTCTGTTCTTGAGGATTTTATATAATAATAATCTATCCATCATACCCACGGCCCCCATTGTCCATTGTTTCCCATGACGCACATATCTAATGCCGGTGTATAGCAGATACTGCCCGGAGTTATACTTCCGGCGCCGGTAAGCCCCGGAACGTCTGCTATAAGCGTCGGAAGTGTATCTTCCTTGCTGTCTGCAAGAAGCTTCAGGCACATCCCGCCGCCTGAGTACGTGCGCTTAATATCAATCAGTTTTACTGCCATGTGATATCTCCTTTCTTATCTTAGAAATTATATTGGTCTACATCAACTTCGTCCGACCACAGGCTGAATGTCTCATCCACACCGTAAGCTTTCACCTTGATTGTTGCTTCTTCCAATCCCTCTTCCAGAAATTTATCACAATAGTTCGCTCGAATAAGTCCATTATAAGTTGTTGTATATGTCTTCTTATTTCCATCAGCCTTTGTAACCATTATCTCGTAAGATGTGGCGTTTTCTACGGCATCCCATCCAACACTTATATATCCATATGTTCCATATCTGGTTGTCTTCTGGATATATGTTGCATTATTGATTACAGGCTTGCTCAATACATTCTTTTCAATAAACTTCTTTGCCGCAGCATCAATTCCGGCTTGCAGTTTATCGTCAATCTTAACTTCGATTTCCGGTATATCAATGTGTGGTGGTTTGAGTGGTGGCGTACATGCCATTGTCGGCACTGCACAGGCAAGTGTTAATACTGCCATTAATACAACTGCTATTAATTTTTTCATTTTTCTCATAATTTTCCTCCTATTCTATTGCTATCCAGGTATATTCCGCGCCCTGCATTAGTTTTGTTATTGCCGTATTATCTTTTGGTGTATACGAAACCGTTCCGCCTTCGACAGCAATTGTCCCCGAACTATATCCAACAGTCTTAAAGTACTGGCTATAACTTACACCGACAACTGTTGTAGTTCCATCTGCATATGCCGCACTTATCACTCCACTTGTCGAGGCGCTTTTGTGGCAAAATAACACAAAAGTGCTAACATTATCAAGTCCCGTATCTATCGTAACTGGATCTGCGCCTGCACCCGTAACAGTCCCTTGTGCTGTCTTGCTTCCACCAGAACTGCCCCCTGCGAAACTTCCGACAACTCCGAAAATGGATACACCGTTTTTAATATTTTCCGCTAACAGATTTGCATCACCTTTGATTGTCTGCGTACCTGACAGATACTTTCCAGACGCTATGGTCTTATCTGATGCGCCTGGTGTTATTGTTTGTGCAGCCTGGCTCTGAATGGAACCTGTTACTTTTCCATTGTTTGTATAACCAACAATTCCCGATAGCATCTTACCTGCTGTAACATCGGCATCTGAACCAGATATACGGATATAATACTTATTATCTTGGACACCCTTTAATGGATATGCGTCTTCCGCGTCTGTCGATATATATCCGAGCAGATTATCACCTTTTACTGTGTCCGGTGCATCCTTTACCGTCATAACCGTATACGGATTGATAACCGAGTACCTACCCTTTCTCAGAATTTTCTTCGCTTTCCTGCCCACCGAATCTTCCGGTAGATAATATGTGTCACCACTTGTTGTCCCTTTATTCAATTCAAAATATCCGTCATTCGTTATAGTCCAACCAACATATGTTGTGCTATCATAACCATCTGGAAAGGATGTACTTGTCAAACTTTTTGTTGTATAATTCCACTCTTCTTTTGCATTGTAAATTGCCCATACATAAGCACCAGTTCCGATGCCTGCCTGGCACTGATGTGTTCCAATAACCTCTTCGCCCGCAGCGTTATACCCTATGATTCCTTCCAACATCTTATCTGGAGCTACCGTAGAGCCCGATAGGTCTATGACCGTCTTTGAGCCATACATTACCTTGTTGATTCCCACTTTTTCACCTCCTATCCGATATTGACAGTTGTTCCGCCGGATTCTCCGTCGGACTCTACATATGGGATTTCCCGGACCGTTACACTGGACAGACAGTTATAACCTTCATCCGGCGTAACTACTTGTTCTGCAACTCTTGGAGTCACCGTCTTAGCCTGTGCTTTCATAGTTCCAGATGCTCCCGAGCTTTCACCGAAATACATAACCATGTAATTAATTCTGATAGAGCCTGTATTTGCACCAGACGCTAATGTTGCGTACCATATTCCGTTTAGATACGTTGCTCCTTGCACATGCACAGTCTGGGCGGAACCGTCGCCATTTGCAAATGACACTGTCGTATTGGCATTTGAACTATCATCCGTATCCAGTAGAGTATTTAGCTCTTCGCTAGTTAGAACCGCTACTGATGTGGGACTACCAGAACTGATCTGTACAACTTTTGTTCCGGCTTCCATCCGGTTGATATTCCGCTTTGTAGTCTTGTAATCCTTGAGCGTCTTGTAGATTGGAAGTTCCTGGCAATTTGTAAAATAGTCTTTAGTTAATCCGACATATACATCATCAGACTTGTGCCGAAGAAAATACCTGGCCCTGTCCCCATTCACATCCCCAAACCACCCGATAGGCGATAGTATCGTTGGCAATTGGTATCCGGTCGAGTAATCCATTCCACCAAATTGTAACTCACCACGTTCCATATCGAGGGTGTAGCCATTTGTCTTGGAATATAATGAAATCAACTGTTCAAGGGTATTAATTACGAACTGCTCATCTTCACTCTGTATGATTCCTGCAGTTACTGTTCCAAGTTTCGCAGTAATGGCACTCAGCGTCTCAACATCAAGATTTTCAATGGCGATGTAATACAGTGCCCACTCTTTTCCATCCCATCTTTTAATCGGCTGTTTTGATCCAGTCGTCCATAACTGATTCACCTCTGGATTTTCCGGCGCCGTCTCAGACACAATGATTCCGGAATCTCCATCCTTGCCCTGAGTCCCATCTTTGATAGTTTCAGATTTCGCACCGTTCTTATCTGTTACTGTAATCGTAGTCTCACCATCTTTCTTATCGATGTCCACGGTCGGGGAATAACCATCCTCTCCCGGCTCTCCGTTAGTTCCACTCTTCGCAACCGAGTAAGCGGTGTTGCTACTGCCGTTCGTATAATAGGTAATTGTTCTAGTCCAGAGATATTTCCCCGACTCTGCAGATACTGGCTTGAAGCTCCATTCTCCTTCTGGTGGTTCTGTCCCGGAATCTCCGACCTGATAACTTACTTCGCTGTGATCCACAGATACAATCTTGCCTTGCAGCTCTTTCATGATGGCATCGACATCCTGCGTCTTCTTGGATTCCATTAATGTATAATTAGCAAGTTTCCCGGTATCTTCTCCGACAACCGTGTAATGATTCTGTACTTCCTGCACTCTGGCAGACAGGTATATTTTTTCTTGATATCTGTTGTCTGCGATCTGAATGGTATCCCCGATATCCGCCTGTAAATCATATAACTCCGCCTCATAGGATACTTTCTTATCATTCCGCTTCTTGAGTTCTGACAGCCCTCTGTTAAATAGTTCTTGTGGAGAATCCGTATCATACTGGAATGCTCCATTGATATATCCGTCAAATTCTCCCTGTCCTACATAATCATAAGCTCGGAATCTGGACCATTTCTGATGTGCCTCTCGGTCGTAGATTCGGATATGACCTTTGGGACTATCTTTAAAACTACCTAGAACGCCCTTTGCTGCGTTCCATAATGCTCCAGCACTACTACTAATTCCATTAGCAATACCACGAATAATGTTTACACCTACACTTAACCAATTTGTTTTTGTAAATGCATTAAAAACGCCAGTCACTACCTTTCCTGCAGCACTGAGAACTTGAGGTGTTGCAGAAATCAGACCAGATGTCAACTTGCTTACAATCTGTATTCCTGCAGTCAATATCTGTGGAAGATTTGTAATGATTGCTTTCGCAATCGCTACGACCAGCTTTGCTGCAGCAGATAATATTTTAGGAAGATTGTTGAGTAAGCCGTCAGCCAATGTATTGATAATTCTTACAGCAGAATCAATCACCTGTCCAGTGTTACTGCTCAGTGTATCTACCAAAGCTGTAATCGTATTAATTGCAGCCGCAATAATTTCCGGCAACGCCAGTGCAATTCCTGTAGCCAGATTTTCAATAATGACCAAACCCTGCTGAATCATCTGTGGCAGATACGTTGTTATAGCCGACGTCAGATTATCAAATAATGCGGATATTCCCGTAAGAATCACCGGCATATTATTTAAAATTCCTTGCGTTAAAGACTCAAGTATCGATAGTCCGCATAGCAATAACTGTGGTGCTAGACTGATAACTGCATTACCAATTGCTCCCACCAGAGTCAGCATGCTCGTAAGAATAACATTCATATTCCCCGTCACGCCTTGAACCAGCGCATTTAATATATCTATGCCCGCTGTTGTAATACTTGGTAGAAGTGACGCAATCGTGGTCAATATTTGAGCCAGTACTCTGGATCCGGTCGCTGCAAGTCCTGGAAGCTGACTGACGATTCCTGCCGAAAAACTACTGATTACTTCCGGTCCTTTTTCTCTAGCTAACGCCAGCATATTTGTCAACTCAGCACCGAATTTCCCGTTAATCAGTCCCAGTCCTGCAACCACAAGACCTAATATCGCTACTGGTCCCACTGATGCAAGAGCTGCCTTAAATACCAATCCCATCATACTTACCATTGATGATAGTGCCTTTGTTCCGGCAGAAGCTGACGTGTATAATCCTTTACCTACACCCTTTCCGATTTTGTAAAATGATGCTGGTATTCGGTCTGCAAGTGCATTAAACTTTCCTTTGACTGCAGTTGTTGCTTTTCCAGCAACCGACTTCAAGCCTTCCATTTTTTCATGCACACTGTCTGGTATAAATGAGCCAACCGTCGCGGAAACTTTCCAGAATTTTTCCTGTATACCATGTCCAACATCAATAGCCTTATTTCTTACAGCATCAAGTCTTTCTAGACTCTCTTTGGTATCTTTATTAAGCTTCTTAAAACCATCAGATTCAAAGTCCATTTTCCCACGCAGTACCTGCTTCATTCCGATGATTTTCTTAACAAAATTCTGTGTTTCTCCATTCAGTTTTTCAAATTTCTTACTTCCTGGTTCTAGTTTCCCCGCTAATGCCTTACCAAATATAGTTGTGGTCCTACTTGCCCCTCTTATTTTATCTGCCACATCTCCTACTGTATTGACTACACTATTCATTCCAACGTTAACCTTTGAAATAGCAGGTATGATTCCATCTAAACTAGCACCCGCACCGCCAAGCGCCAACATGGGCGCCACAGGTGTCAATACCTTTATTAAATTCTGTATTTTGGCAACTGCAGTATCTGCCTCAGCAAAACTCTCAATAAAAGTCTGCACTTTGTTAAGTCCGGCTTCTGCAATTGTTCCTATACGATTGATACAGCCTTCAATATTGGGAAGCCCATTGCTTTGCAGTACTGTATCAATTGCACTTAAGATTCCTGTCATTCCTCGTGTTACTGCCGTCTGTGCATTCTTAAAGGCTGTAGCAATTCCACCTGACGCCGTTTTTGCCCTCGCTGCAAATCCATTGACTCCACCATCCAGTTCAATCAGTTTTTCATTAAATTGATCAAATGTAATTTCTCCGGATTTCAAAGCATCATACAAATCATTCTGTGCCGATACTCCTGCATATCCAAATGCTTTCGCCACATCATTCAATGCAACTCCCATCGTTTCCTGTAGAGTCCTCCACGACATAATATCCACAGAGCCTTTTGATAGCATTTGAATATACTGCGTAAGTCCTCTTTTTGCATCATCTGTACTTGAACCTGATGTAAGAAATGCATCATTTAATGCAATCGTTGTTTTTGTAGCTTTTTTTAAATTTCCTGTTAATACGGCAATCCTCTGTGCTGTTGAAGCAACTTCATCTAGAGCTGTCGGTAATCCTTTTGTTCCGTCTGAAAGTTCTTTCATAGCTTGCGAACTATCTTCCGCCGAAAATCCAATCTGTTGCAATACTTTTGGAAAACGGTTCAGAGTATCGTATCTTGATACCGCCTTATCCATTGAATTAGATAAAACGTTAAACGCAGCGCTGGCAACTTTTATCACTCCCAATGCTGCAGCTACTGACTTGAATCCTGACGTCACTTTTCCAGATGTAGCAGATAAAGTCTTATTTTTCTGGTTCATTCCGTCCAATAACAGATTTGCTTTCGCCATTGTGGACGTAAAATTTTTATCCAACGCAGACAAAACAGCTTTCACACTATAACTTTCCATATATCTTTCCCGCCCTCCTCATTGCATCTAAGAGCCTGTGTTTTTCAGGATCCTGCTGTTCCAAGTCGCCCTGGCACAAAATTTCTCTTTCATCTTTCCTGAATTGTTCAATATTGAAAAATTGTCTGAAATTCTTATAAAATGGTTTTCCTGACTTTTTTGTTGCCTTGGATTGTCGATGTATCCAAGCCTGCGCATACATATCACGCTCTTTATCTAATTGCTTAAGCTGATATGCTCTCATTCTCAATTCAAATTCCAGAATCGTCATGCGATCAATCACATTGAAATCTGTAATATCCAGATATCTCATGCAATTGATCACGATCATTTCGTAGGTTATTCTTTGTCCGACTCCTCGGTTTTGGCTTTCTCTGCTCTTGCTTCTTCCTCGATTGTTTTCAGAATTTCTTCTGTCTTTAACCGGGTAGCATTTGACTTTTTTAACTCATCAATCACCTTGTCAAATAATCCTTCGATATCCGTAGTTTCATCATCAATATACTGGTCAATATCTGCAGTTTGCACTCTTGGACACTCTGTCATGTTCGCTGCTGCAAGCGTATCTGACAGTGCTACAGTATCTTTCATTGTTAATTTTGTTACCATAGACTCCAGACCTACTCCAAAGGTAATTCCATTCTGTCGGATAGAACTCTCTCCGTCCAAATGTCTTACAAAACCGATTCCAAATCTAAAATTGTATTCTGTATCATTAATAATTAACTTCATATTATCTCCCTTCTGTGCGACATCGCACACGAAAAAGAGAGCCTGTTTATCTAAGCTCTCTACGCTCCTGTTTTCTGTGTATCTCTAAATACATATGCTGCGATTTCTTTCTGCTCCTCTGACACAGTCGCATAACCGCTCACACCATTTCCATTGATTCCAAATGTAAGAGAAATCTCCACATTATCCTCTGCACTTGATGTCTGGTCAAGTTCTGTCAGGAATCCCTGAAAGTATTTAGATTTATATTTGCCTTCATTCCCGTCAGTACCTTCTTCCTCCAGATTTACTTCCCAGATTTCCATCATCTGGTCATTATCCAGAGCGTCTTCCAATTCATCAATGAACTGGTCGCCTTTTTTCAGAAGACTGGAAGCTGTGATTTCTACCTCGGCTGTTCCCGGAGTACGCACTGTTCCATCTTTCGTTGCTGTGGTATCAGCATCTTTCGACTTGGTACGTTCGTTCTCCGTTGTAAATGCAATTGCTGTTGCATCATGGTCTTTTTCTTTACTCATGATACGATACAGATAAATAATCTTTTTACCCGCAATTGCTTCTGCAAATAACTGCAATTTGCTAAACTTCATTGCCTGTCCTCCTAACTAAATTGAAATTCCACTTCTAAAACACCGTGAAGAAGTGGCTGTTTTGTCGTTGTATCCGGGAGAATCTGCTGGTTCACATCTCTGATCTGCCACGCATAATTCTCCGTATGTTCCAATATCCTGCACATTGCTTTTATCTCTGCCAGAATGCCTGATACCGTTCCTCTCTGCCTTGGATTGTCGTGCCACACATGAAATGTCTGACTGACTCTTCCAATGACCTCAGACTTTGTATTCTGGTCATTCTGCTGACTGTCTGCAAGATATACAAAAGGATACGGCGTACCATCTGGCGGTAAGAACGTATCATACACGCCGGTCTCCGTACCCTTATATTTTTCTTTCAGTGATACTAAAAACTCACTGAATAACTCCTGCTGTGGATCCATAGCATCACCTCACAAGCTTCTGCATATCAGATTTAAATTTCCCTTTCTGGGCGTTGTATGCCGGTCTCATGTATGGCTGAGCATTCATAAATCTGGTTCCATACTCAACATATGCTGCGTAATCTGCTGTAGGCTCTATTTCCGCGGTCAGGCCTTCGTCTGTAATGTCTAGTCCAATACTTCTTTTTAAATGTCCGGTGTCAACGGGCGCCTTTCCTTGCGCTTTTGCCTGTAATTCGCTGCCATTCTTCTTAACAACAGTTTTTACTGCTTCCAGTTTTTCACAACGTTCCAGTTTCTTCTGCAACTCTTTCATGCCAGTAATCTTAATTCCCATCACTGTACCTCCGACACTACAAAAGTCTGCTTTGTCCTCAAGTCTCTCCGATTGTCCACCTGATAAATCTTCTGCCCGACACGAATCCGGTCAAATGGCTTTGTATACTGGTTCTGCAGCTGAATCGTCAGACTTCCCTGCCGGATGCTTCCATACACTAGTCTCATTGTCTCTGCCCCAGTGTCCATCACAGAAGCATATTTCTCCTCCTCATATACAGTATCTTTTCCATAATTTCCGGTATTCTGGTTGTATTCTCCCGAAATAACCTTCTGAAAACGTATTGGCGTATCATATCTCATATAAACATCATCCTGCCTTTCCGTACATTCTGCTGTTTATCCAGATATGCT